GTTTGACAACCTCAGGGCGTCCCTCTTTGGGAGGGACACACCAAGGGTTGCAATCTAGATCTTTGACAATTTCATTATAGAAATTTTCATTGAGTGTCATAGAGCACATCCTTCACACGGACAAGGACATTATAGGCATTTTGGGCAGATCTGTCAACGTTGCCCGCACCAGTAACCACCTCTGGGTCTGTCTGCACAGATCCAAACGGTCGTGCCACTGTTATTCCAGTGGCGGATCACCCCTGCGACAATGAAACAATTAGTGACAAGATAAGTGAGAAGTATAAGAGTGCGTATGCCAGCAATTGCATCTGCCTCTCCTTTCTCACGTCCTTCTTTTCTTCCGAGTGCATAGCACCAGAGTCTCCACATGCTTCTAGGTGTAACAACTCCCCCTCCTGGGATCGAACCAGGGACTTAACGATTAACAGTCGTTCGTTCTACCGCTGAACTAAGGAGGAATGTGAGAGCCTGATGTCGGACTTGAACCGACGACCTACGGTTTACAAAACCGTTGCTCTATCCAGCTGAGCTAATCAGGCACATCTTGGTAATTTTCAATTAACTCAGACATATCAAAGAGAATAGGATGACATTCTTCTTCGATGAGATAAGAGGACCATCGGTATAGGTCTTCCATCTTAAAGTGTGGGTTGCAGTTTGCTGCTGCTACCACATCAGGATCTGTTGGGTCAAATCCTTCGTCATCAAAGGTGAACGGAAGTCCACCAATCATGTACATCCTAACTATACCACAAGTATCGAGATAACAAAAGGCATTTGTAACTTTGAACTTCATTGGCAGTTCGCTTCCTCTTGCATGAGAGAGTAGATACGTTCTTCGATCGCATTGAGTGCTTCATTGAGCGTGGTCTTAGCACTACTATGTAGGGTAGTGCCATCTTCATAAGCAAGAAGAGTGTAGTGCCACTTACAATCATGATCACTACGCCACAGTTTCACATCAACTGTTAAGTTCCTTCTGCATTTCAGCGAGTTCATCGGATACATACTGTCGGACTCCAACGGGATCGGGTTGCCACCCTTCTGGAAGCGGTAGCGGTGGGTTGTTAGCAGTCTCGATGACATCGAGTGCTTTCTGGTAGTCAGGGACAGGAACCATGAGCACAGCGGGTTTGTCGTCCTGAGTTATCTTAATTGTATGACCCCGCTCTACCAGAGTCAAGCAAAAATCGAAATTGTTTTCGATTTCTTCCAATTTCACTTCGATAATCTGTGCGTTCATATCAGAAACAATAAGTACGGGAATCAGAGGGGAGACGGTCTTGGAGGAAGTTGCAGATGTGGGCGAACCCTTCGGCACCTTCTTCGTCAAAGTGGAACTTGACGGTTTCATCATAACCTTCATCATCTTGAATAACGATACGACGCTCGTTGAAGTAGATGAAGGCGTGGTTGATAAATTGAGGAGAGATCATTAGTTAAGCATCACAGGTAGACCGTAGATTTGGGTGGGACCGAGGGCACACCCAAAGGCAGCAAGACCAGTACCTACCCCGTGGGACAGGAGACCAGACGAGACCTGATTAACAATAGCACCGCTACCGCCAGTAACAATCTCGCCTATGCCACCTGTCGGAGTGGCCACGAGTGTCATGTGGGCACCAGAACCAGAACCAGTCACGATGTCTGCCATACCAGCAGCACCCTTGCTACCCAGTGCCATACGAACATGCATTGAAGGACAAAGACTGTTCATAGGACCGTCCATCGTAATATCAACGATAGAACCGTTGACCAGACTATAAGATCCAGTGAAGACTGGCATAGTCTGGAAAATCGCGATGACATCCATCCTACCACATGTGAGGAATGATGTGATCCACGATGCTTCGTTTACGATCTCACCTGTTGCTTTGTTGGTGATAGTGGTTGCAGTTGTATGCACATCAGGAGCATCCATGGTAATACCAGAGATACCCTTCATGCGTACGCGGTTACCTTGAAGAGTCAAATCACCTTGATAGGCGATCTCATGGTCACCTGCTTTGGTTTGTACAGACTTTGCTTCCTTTTCCCCTGCCTCAAAGTTTACATTCTTTGAGGCAGATTGCAGTTTGGATACAGCAGCGTCGATAGCAGTTGTTGCTTGCTTCGTCCACTGATTGTTATCCTTACCGAGAGGATTGCCAGCATAGTTCTTACCCTCTGCCTTACCACCAGCACCATTAGATGTGTGCTCGTTGAAAGATCCATTGACTTCAAGGTGGAAGTCACCCATCACTTTCAGATAGTAATCACCTTCGATGGTATGAACGAGATTGTTCTTGACGTTCTGAACGAGGTCACGACCAAAGATCGCAGTCTCATTGCTAGGAACGTTTTTGTGAACATTACCTTGCTTATCCTCAAAGGTGGTGACGCCACCAGGACCAGATCTGATGCGCTTTTCCTTCCCAGGCGTAGCATCATCAATTTCTCTGGCACCATTCAAGAACATCTTCGTTTCCATAAGGAAAGGATTCATGTTCTGGAAGAATTTGTCAAAGAAGTTACCACTGTTACCTTCTGGTTGAAGATTAGAACAGTCTTCACCTTGCGCTCCGCCAGGACCTGCAAGTTGAGCACCCGTGTCAGCACATTCGGTGGTTCCTAATAGTGGAATCCACCCCTGACTCTTCGGTTTTCGTGCCTTCCTACCACAATCAACAAACGATGCAATGATATCAACGATCAACGAGATCAGGTTGAGAACATTAGCAAAATTGAGTTGAGTGAAGTCAATCTTGAACAGAGTATCAACAGCACGAGCAACTTCTTGGATCTTAGGAATTGCCTGCACAGCACTCAGGATAATATCAAAGACCTTAGTAACTGTATTGAGAACCTTACAGATTGCCTGTTGGATATTTTTCAGTGCCTTCGTCACATAATCAGTGATCATATTGAAGACTTTATTGATGGCATTCATGATGACTCCAAATATAGAGTCAACAAATCCACCAATATCACTCAATATACTACTGACAGCATCCAACCAACCAGGAACAGGTTGACAGAAAATATCCGTAATGATCTTTTTGATCAGTGTAATCACAGTTGTAACCACACCAAGGGGGATGAGGTTAGATAACAGGTTCACAATCTTACCGATTGCTTCCTGAATCTTCTGTGCCAAATAGTCTTTGATAGGTGCCACCATACCTGTGACAGCATTGACAACATAGTTAGAGATGTTGCTAATACTTTTCAGGATGTTGTTACCTGCCTGAACATGTCCAGTGATAGCAGAAACTAAGTTACCACTATCATCGGCACCAAGAGAACCAATCTGAACACCAAGATCTGTCAGCATACGCTTCAAATCTTTGGTGAACGACTGGGAGGCAGTGCCAGGACCATGTGTACCGTCAGCGATACCACCTTCCATAGACGGTGGACCGATCGGGTTGCTGTACACGTTGAAGGGATTCTCTACCTCCGCCCTACTAACAGCACCACGAGAGTGTTCTTCACCACCAGTTGCACTACCAGCAGTAGCACCCTGAGATTTAACAAACGGATGACCAGCATTTACATCCTGGTTGCCGTAGTCTTTCTTCTGTGGTGTGTTAGTTTTGAACTCATCAGCGACGGTAGGGTCAGCGACGACAGTTGCAGGCATATCCTGAGGATTGCCGCGACCATCTTTGGTTCCCTTATTTTCTGCATGTTTGAATCCTCGGAATGCACCAAGGACACAGGGAAGTTGTGCTTCATCCCCGTCGAGAAAGAACCCCATGACAGTAGCGCCAGGTTGCAATTCACACGTTGAACCTGCGTTTTTAGTCTGAGGTCTATCGTTTGGTAGGAGTACAGTTGCCCATGGAAGAACTTCTCTTGGCATTTCTTCAAGATATGCCGCTGATCCATCCTCACCAACTTTTGCTTTTGTATACCAACCAAAGATACGAACTTTGACCCTGCCTAATTGAGCAGGGTCATTGTTATCTTCGACCTCACCTACCCACCATTGGAATCCATCTCTTCCTGCAAAACCAGTATTAGTGCCCAGCATTATATTTGTGTGAAATCTAAGGTCCGTACATTATTTAGTCGCTGAAACTGAAACATTCCTTCCTCTGGCAACTTGCCCCAGGCAAACTTACCAGTTTCTAGATTGTATCCAGTATCAAGTGATCTATATGTCTGACCGTTGAACTGGACTTCGCTGACCACCTTTGTATCCCGTAGGATACAGTCACCATCTAACTCACCGAACCACCATCCATCAAAGTATCCAAATTTCCACGAGCAACTTGGTTCGTTGGTGAGTAGATTAGTTGACTGCGTGAAGACAGTAACATCATTTTCATAAGTTAGATTAACTTGAAAATGACGGTAGGGGTTGTCTTCACCTTGGTAATTATACCAAGACTTCATATGAAGTGTCAAGGGTGCAACTTTTGTGTACAAGATATTAATCTGTGGCCACTTAGTTGGATTGGACTGTGCCTGTTTCTTATTCAGGTAATGTCCACATAACATTCTCTCAAATAAGGTCATACCATCCAGTCACAATAATCTTCTCTTCATTAGGCGCAGGCAGACCTTTGTGCATATGTGTCCAATCTGCTGGCCAAATAAGGGTCAATCCCTTGACAGGTTTCACCTTACATTGCTGTGTCTCAAAATATGTCTCTCCTCCTTCTTCTACATCATTAAGATAGGTCATCCATGCCATGATTCTATTAGCACACTGTGGATGATTGCTTCCTCTTTCACAATGTAATTTCTTAAATCCACCATCAGGCGGATACCATTGAATGTTGAAATCTTCTACCAAGTCCCATTGGATTGTTTTAAGTTGGGGGTAGAAGTTACAGTATTCAGTTGTAACTGTTGCTAACTGATCAATATAGTTTGTGATACGACGATCTTTCAGATATCTAGGAATCGTTAGATCCATAGAATCCTTAATGTTCTTATCTATACCGTTACCGTGATGCCCAGGTTCAACTTGTAGATATGTGCATTCTTGATAAAACTCTATCAGTCCATCACATACAGAAGGATCTATTTTTCCACCACCGATGAAACTATAAGGGGCATCTATATCCAAGTAATCCATAAAGCTCTAAGACTGCCCTTTCAACCCTGACAGTGTTGATTATAATGATTTATTGAGGTCTTGTCAATCGTCGTAAACTTTGCACTCAGGTTCAGACGGATTGGCGTCACAATACAGTTCTAGGCAGTTGGGATCGTGGTGATCATTTGGATGCTTTTCTTGATATGCTTCCAGTTGTCCCAATTCATCTTCAAGGTGGCGGCGACGTTGTGCAGAGATTTGGGGATTTGAAAGTTCTTCCTTATCTGCATCAATGTGCTGTTCGATACTGTCCATAATTGGTTAGAGGAGTATGATATATTTATTTACCAGTAGGTACTGAGTCACGGCAGAGATATAATTCCGATGTGATTCCGTCCTTTCTATATGTATGCTTCAATCCCTTGATCAGATATTTCCCTGAGAAAATCTTGTCCTTTTGCACACGACGAGCATTGTCTTGTTTTGCCTTCGGCATTCTAATTTCAATAACTCCTCCACAATACAGTGCAGTATTACCAGAAATGCTGACAGTTAATGTTTGAGTATTGAGAAGATTCCAACGCTGCGTTGCATATGACTGTGCAGACAAGAGACTAGAACTTTGCTCATCGGCACCACCGTTGGGTGAATTATCCTCCATGTGTGTGAACTGTGGTAGAATTACAAACTTCTGTCTTGTTGGGTGATTGCTATCAAATTCTTCAATGAAATTCTTGTCGTAAGGAAATCCCTTATTGAGTGTAGATGCTTTGGTAAAGATACCTCTCAGTTTAGTGATGATAGGACCAGATATTGTTCCTGATGGTTTGCTGCTAGAAGTAGATGCCCCAGGTTGTGTGATGTAACTATCTGTGGGTTGCGCTAGATTGATACCAATGGTTGCAGTTTGATATACACCCATCCTCATCTTTTCCAGTTGATTGGATCTATCTGGATATGCTACTGTTTCAATCTTGAATGCATTTGCCTCAGAGTCATTATCTTCTACGTTCTTCTGTGCGTATGTATAGGTTGCTAGTTTTTCCCCCTCGCACAATTTATCAATGGATGTGAAATGGAATCCATCTCGATTCTGGTAAAATAAGAATCCTGATTGTTTCCTACCAGCATTCTTTGAGTTAGTGGTGGTCTTTTTCTTTCCAGTGCTACCACTCGTTCTGGTGACTTTATCAGTCAAATATGAAATAACATCAACAGGTCTCCAATTAGGAGATACGACATTGATCTTAGAATAGTCCTCTACGTTGACTCTGTTGTTGGCAATCTTCAATTGCTCTTTGAGCATTCTTTGAACAACATTGTCCTTACCATTCTGAGGACCATACATTCCAAATGCTCTATTG